ATTTTTGAACTGCAATTGGATCTTGGTATTCGTATTCTTTAACGATTATACTACCGGTAACGAGTTTACCGCCAATTGCAAACTCTTGGTGTTCGAATTTCATATCATCAAATACTGGCATAATTATTTCTTTCTCTTCTTCGTGTTACCTTCTAAGAAATCTTCCACAGTGGAAAACACAACTGGTTTCTTAGACTTTCTGGATTTTTTTTCAGGAGCCGGTTCTGCGTCCAACTCTTCGTCATAATAGAATTTTCGATAATCTTCTTCGGTTATCTCAGCAACGTTCAAAGATTCGGTCCAGTGCCCACTTGAACTTTCTTTCATACCATTCAACTGTTTGCCCATGCAAGCCAGTGAGTACTTGAATCCCGTCTTCATTACAACGTCTATGCGGTAATACTTTAAGTTGGACTGGGGAACCATTAAATGTATCCTATACTCTTTAAGTAAAAATAAATTGCGATACCAACAATATAGGCAACAACTTGTAACCAGAGTTTTTTCGGATTACCAAATGTCGAGATGTTGCTGAGGGTATACAGCATACCGAGCATGAAGCTGAAAAGGTTCAGTGAAACAAAAGAAATTTCAAAGAAGATTTGCATTTTACTCAGGAAATGTCGGAAGCGCTTGAAACGTGGTAGTATTTGTAGAGCCTAACATAATATGCAAAACGGATTGGTTCCTGTTCTGGATGAGGAAGATTATCTCCAAAGATTTCCTTCATCTCATCGTAAATTCTTTCTAACTCTTCATTGCTCATTTTTAAGACGTTTCTCTAGATATTCTTCGGATTGAATCCATTTGCCCTTCCAGAAACCCCATTCGCGAAGCTGTGGTCCCATGAAGAACAGTGTCGTTGCTGGTTGATTGTTGTCCAGTTCTAACCAGTGATATTCTTTTGCGCCACGGATAATGACGGAGCCGGGACCACGCCACTTAGTGACTTCGGCAAAAATCTTGCCATCTTTGTCAAAGACTGGTGTGTGCTCATGGTAACCGCCTTTGAGAACGATTGTCATGTACGGCCACGGATGGTCGTGCATCACTGGTTCATCAGACTTTACAATTTTGTGTAAGGTGAAGTTAAACGGAAACCATTTACGATCTTTCAGAAACAGGTAATAACGGTGCATGTAATCGTCACCGGACAACCTGTCTTTGATGAGCCGATACCGACCCACCTTGTTCATAATCTTGTGAAACATTTTAAACCTCGATATTGGACCAGACCTTTAGTTTTTCACGTTTGGCTTTTCGAGCAGCATTAACGTTACTATCCGAGATTATACACTTCTCCACCATAATGTCAACCATGGCCAGGAGGTCACCCACTTCTTCCTCAAGGCATTGTTTATTACTTTTGTTTGTCTGTGGATTCTTTGAATCGAAACCAAAACGGAAGATTTTGGAAATTGCTTGGGTTACTTCTGCACACTCTTCCTGTGCAATACAGAAAACTTCTTTGATTTGCTTATCCATTGAGATGCTCATTCAAAAAAGTAGGAGAAGTCTGTGAACCAGCATTGATGAAGTCTTCAGCAATATTCTCGGCTTGTTGTTCGTTGTATGCATTAGTTTTTTGTACGATTCGATTATCGATATACATTGAAACTTCCCATAGAGATCGATTCTCATCGATATTGGTTGAAGTCTTTTTACTGACGACAGCCTTCTTGTTGCCATTATAATATTCAGAATTCATTTTATGCCCTTTTAAATAATAAGATTGATGAAACGGTTAAGAATCACACGATTACCAACTCGGTTACCCGTATACTTGTTGAAAGCAGATACAATACCACGTGTCGTTGCGTTTTCTTTGACGACAAGTTCGTTGTCTTCATCGGTGTCCATAGACTCCGAACGCAAGATATAGTAGTCATCAAAACCTGCACTTGTCACAACACAATACCTATCTTTCTTTGCCTTTTCTCTTTCAATAGACTTAGTTATAGGAATAAAGTGATCAACTTTCTGACGATAGTCTTTACCATGAGCAATATAGAAACCAATCACATTAGATTTGGTTCTTGCCTTCAACAATTTAATAAGAGCTGAAGTTTGACCATTGTGATAAGAATCCGCTTGATATTCTTCTTGATTTTTGGTTTTCGTATCACGAATTACAACCTTATTAACTTTTTTCGTTCTACTGCTCGAAAGAGAATAACGAACATCTCCAGTGTGATAAGGTTTATCGTTGAGTAGATACTGTGACAAAGAGTGTCCATCACCGTCAGTCAGAAAAACGGTGTTAACAATCTGCAACTTGTATTTTTTCTGGAAATAAGGAATGATTTCCATAGCAGCAATAATTGTTTCGTTCAACGGAGTACCCGACAAGGCCATCCAGTGAGGAGTACGGGGAATTGCACGATAAGATGATAATCCACCCATATACATTAGAGCAGCGCCAGCATAAGTAAAATCTTTGGCCGACATTCGACTAGACAACAAATTGATTAGACCAAAATCATTGATCACAAAATCATTTTTCTTTGATTTGAATGTTGATGAATTTTCTGTAATGGTGCTCTCAACAAAAGAATACACTTCAAAAGGAATATTCACCTTCTTACAAAACATTACAAGATTAAGTAGTTGTTTGATTGTATTTGCAAGGTGACGAGCCATCGAACCAGACCAGTCAACAAACATGATCAATCCATGTGATTTACCACCAGGCACCACAGTAATTTTCTTGAAGATATCTTCATTGAATTGATATGAGAACACCTGTTTCATATTCAAGTCACCGGTTTTCGCTGTCGTAGCACGTTTCAATTGATCTGCATTCTTACGCATTTCAAATTCTTTGACAAGATAGGAAACAACTTTGTTCGAATCTCTACGGAACGAATCGAATTCTTTTTTGGCGATATCATATCCTTCTTCTTCATATCGTTTGTACACATCTTTATAATCAAAGATGTTGTTCTCAACTTTGAAATCTGGAATATTCACATAACGAATTTCGGTGTCATCATTAGCGAACAACTGATATTCGTTTTTACGATAGGCGTCATCCGTTTTAGAACGAATTTTTTCTTCTTCATCTTTGTCGGATTTTTTATCATCTTTATTGCTTGAAGAAGAATTGGCCTCTTTCTCAGTTTCTTCAGAATTATCTTCACTCTGATCTTTTGGTTCACCATCTTCTTCATCACTAGGAGGATCACTTTCTTCTAGTTCATATTCTTCAATGTCATAATCTTCATCGGAGTCGTCTTCTCCGCGTTCTTCTTTTTGTTTTTTGCGTTCCTCTTCTTCAAACTTCATGTAGTCAATAATTTTTTTAGTGACTTCAACAACTTCATCGAAAGTTTCGGTTGATTCAACAAGACCCAGCAATTCGCGCTCGATTTCGTTGAATTTAATAGTAAGCAATGCGCCACCTTTGCAGTGCAGGTTTACACGATCAATGAAGTTATACTCATTAAGGTCTTTGCCGGTCGTTTCAAAGAAATTTCTTTCCAGAAGCTCTTGATAAGCTTTTACAAAAGAGTTCTTTAGACCAGGATATTTGTATTTGATTTTACGCTCGATGCGGGAATCTTCAACAATGTTCAAAACCGACATGTTGACTTTTTCTTCTTTGGATTTCTTCAGGCCTTCCAAAGGAGTATACAGAGCATGGCCAACTTCATGTCCCATGAAAAGATCATAAAGTTGAGAAGAGATATTTTTATCCAAAACAGGAACTGTAAGAATCCGGTTCTGCACATCAAAGAAAGCCGTTGATACATTACGCTGTTCAACGATCAGGTCTTCGGTGGCCATCAGTTTGGCCAAAATAGATTTTGAGTCAATCAGATTCATATCACTTTTTCTCGGTAATTACAAGTACATTGCCAGTTTCTGTCTGTTCTACTTTCAAATTTAGAACAGTTCCTTCTTTCCAACCTTTTTCTTGAATGAGTTCATCAGGAAATTGAAGGATTGCATCACCGGAACCATCTTCTGATTCGATCAGTTTTGTAGTCCAGTGTTTTTTTGAAAAATCTTTCGACATTCATTCATCTCCAATTACAAATTTAGTAAAATTACGCAAATTTTTGTCTCTACGTGAGTATTTTACATCATTTTTGTGCTTTTGAACATATTTAATTGGAGTCCGACACACAGGACGTTGTAATTTTACAACAAAAGTCTTTTTTGTCTTCATTTTAACGCCGCATTTTAGAAATTTCGACCGCTTGTTCATTGGAAAACACAGGAACAGCATTGGATTTGTGCATTGTAGCGATTCCGACAACTTTTGTGCCAGTATAAACCTTGGGATCAGCTTTTGTGCCGCCATTTTCACCGGTACTTAGTGAAGGAAGGCGTACAGTCTCTCGGCCGGCAGGAGCCGACAGTTTATAACCAGTCAACAAATTGCTGGTCTTTGCAAGTTTAAGAATTTTGGTTGGTTTGTGTGACTCCAACCATTTCTCATATTGCTCGCGTTCAGCTTTAGGCCGTTTTTTGACCTTCGATTTTTGTATTCGTGTATAAATCATCATAATAATCTCCAATGCTATAAGTATAACAGAATTGGATTTAATGTCAAGATGGTTGTTGCGTTCTAACAACAACATTGATTTATATTAGTCTTGTCGTCTATATCGTTTTCTGGAAGATTTTTGATATTCATTATCATAATAATCTTCATTATAAAATGCTTTTCTAGATGGTTTTGTTTTAGTTGTCTTCTTTTTTTCATAGAAGAACTCATATTCATCTTCGTTGTAGTCTCTATTCCTACGAAACCTTTCAACATTTTTCGGCACTTAGTTACTCCTTACTTAAAACTTCAAAATTAATGCCCCCAATTTTTGTTTCTGGTCTATCTGACATATCAAACTCAGAAACATAAGTGATGTTTGTGCGGGGGTAACATACCTTCACCACTTTTAATAAATTACATACATTATCGTTACAATCGTTGAAGATAAAAACTTCATCAACGTATTTTATACTTTCTAATATTGTTTTTCTAGTTTCCATACTTTGGTTTAGTATACCCGTCTTCATATGAAGTAACATATCGGAATGTATACCCACAATTAACCAATCACCCATCTGTTTACATTTCTGTAGGTGTATTATTTCTTTTAAAGATATTGGATCAAAATAACCAGACGTTACTATTATTTTTTCTTTGGTTATCATGGTAGTAGATCAGGAAAAGCCTCCTTGACAAACTTATAATCTAATCCTTTTACACCTAAATCTTTTTGAAAAATACCTAGCAGTACTTCAGCTTCTCTTGGTTCAATAGATTCTAACATTTGAATTAGTAGTTCGTTGCGTCTTTTCTCGGAGAGAGTTTCTGCTGTATGATTGCCTTCTAGAAAGATATAAATTCTTCGTAGTTGTGCATTTAAACTATCATGTGTTATGCCTGGCAATACATCAGTTGGTACTTTATAATTTTCTGGAATCTCTTTTATTTTCCATTTAAAATCTGGATGATAAGTCAATTTTAGAATGTCAACTAAAGTCTGTGACAAGTTATTACCAATTACTTGCATTCTTTCTTTTTTGCTTTTGGCATTTTCAAATTCATCAAAAATCTCATACATTGTTTTCATCAAAAATCCTCAATTACATCAATTAAATTTTTAAGTTTATTGGCTATTAGATAATCTAGTAGTTTATTTTTAGGTGCCGGTTTGATTTCATCATAAGTATTTATAATTTTGTCTTTAATATCACCGGGTATGTTTCTCAAATCAATCAAAGCCTGATTGCGAGAAAAACCAATTTTTTCATTTTCATTATCCCAGTCACCATAGTTTTTTTCCATCAGCTTTTCGAATTTGATCTTGGAAATTGTTGTTTGTCGTAAATCACGAACGAAACAATCTGATGGTGATAAAATATTAGGAATGCCATCACCTTTGTCACCACGAATAATTTTTTCCTTTAGTTCCATCAATGGATTCTCGGAAACAATAAATTTCTTTTGTGATGGATTATATTGCTTGACTGTGTATTTGTTTGATGGCATATTGTACTGTTGTAGTTGCAGAAAATCACCATCACTAGAAATGATCAATATATTTTCATGCATAATGTGTCGTGGTACAAGTGTGCCGATAATATCATCAGCTTCGGCACCTTCAACATCAACAACTTTGTAAGGAAAGTAATCCTTCAGTTCTTGTTTAAATTTCGTCAACATATCAAAGATGAGGTGCCAGTCTAGATCAGATTTTTCTCTAGTTTTCTTGCGGCCAGCTTTGTAAAAAGGAAACAACTCACGGCGCCAATATTTCCTGTTGTCGCAACAGAGAACAATTTCATCATAATCGTTTCGGAAGTTTTTAACATGAGTCCTAATGATGTTTAGGATCATATGGCGAATTAAGCTTTCTTCCAACTTAACTCCTTTTTGGCTGGCAATTTGT